TGGTGCTGTAGCGACTGCTGCGCATTCTACGAGCTTAACGGCTATGAAGTTATTGAAATAGTGAGGAGGGAAGATGGCGAAACTACCACGCCGTCGCTGCAAAAATCCTGATTGCCGTGAATGGTTCATTCCCCCATACCAGAATCACACCTGGTGCAGCCCAGAATGCGGAACGATAATTGCCTTGGCTAAGCGGGAGAAAGACCGTCAGAAGGTATCACAAGAAAAAGAGCGACAAAAAACAAAGACAGTACGGCAGGAAAAAATAAAGCTCAGAGCCCGCAAGCTATCGCTACAACCCCTCAGTTACTTCCACAAAAAAACACAAGCAGCCTTCAACGAATTCATCCGAGCCCGTGACGCCGGACAGCCATGCATCAGTTGCGGGCGAAACACTGGTGCAAAGATGAACGCAGGCCATTACCGGACGGTAGGCGCAAGCAAAGAAACCCGTTATGACGAAAACAACTGCCATCTGCAATGTGAGCACTGCAACTCGTATCTGTCCGGAAATATCGGTGAATACAAGCCTCGGTTAATAGCAAAAATTGGTCAGGCAGCTTTTGATCGCCTGATGGGTCCACATGAGTTGAGGAAGTGGACGCGGGAAGGGTTGCAGGAGCTGGCATCACACTACCGGAATAAAACCAGAGCACTGAATAAGCAAAGAGAGGCAGCATGACCGAATACCTTCAGCGCAAGTGGCTACACATCAGACTCTACCGCTCTAAAAGCTCTTTCATGTGTGACTACCGATTACTCCAACACTTCAGCCACATCGCAGGGAGAAGAGCATGAGAATCGAACGTGATTATCAGCAGGTTGTCAGGCTGGCAGGCGTGCGAAGTGCATCCGACATGAGAAGGCTGTTCGGCACCGGATGGAAAACGATTAATATTTCTCAGCAAGCATGGATTAGACATCTCTTGTCAGTATGGGGTGATCACCTATCTGGCGACGAATATGAACGAGGACAGGTGAACGTCATAGGCCGCCTGATGATGCGTTGCGAATGGAGTGAGCAGAAGGGAAGACAGATAGAGAAAGTCGTTTCAGAGCTTCACTGTGAGGGCTACAGAGGGGAAGAATTACTCCGTAAGGCCAGAGATATACTTGTACCACAATCTTCAACTGGCAATATCATCGCTCTCGCCAAAGAATCAGATGATGCTGCTTTTATAGAATCGGTATTAGTAAAAACATTTGGCCGGGATAATCCGATCCGCTCTGTAGCCAGATTACGATACTGTAAGTGCAAGAGCGCGCAAAACATTGCTTCAAGCTTGATATACTTCACGGGTATCACTTCGAAGGAAGCAAGAAATAGAATGGAATGGGCGCAAGACATACTTGAAGGAGAACTGTTTTATGCAGTTAAGCGCGAAATGAAGAAAGAAATACTACCTTTAGTGGCATAACAGCACGAATAGCTAAAGACATTGGGCAATAAACCTGGCTAAATACAGCTATGCTCGGGAAGTAAAGCGTACTGAGCGAATGAATAAAGAAAAGCCCTGACTTTAATAAGTTGGGGCTTTTTTATTGCTGTTTGCCGGGTGGCTACTACAATTAAAAATGTAGCAACTCAATGCGCCGCCCGTTCGATGGATTGTCAGATAATCAATGATGATAAACAGGCGCACCATATTCCGAGGCTCCGCGATTGCGGGGCCTTTTTTATTGCATCAGACAAGCAGCTTGACGGTGCGGTAACTGATACGCCGCTCGTGTTGTGAAACAGGCTGCTTTTCGATGTGGTGAATGAGCTAGATGGTTAGGTAAAGGCTCACAATGGCGGCGAATGCAAGCCGGGAAAGCGCCGGCCACCACACATTAATTCCAACAGGTCGCCATAGAGCGGCCTTTTCCTGTCCTGAACATGACAAGCAATTCATAAGGTGTAATTATGCTTATTCGTAACTTTGACTACATGGAGAAGTGGATGAGCATTACCTATGAAGATATCCGTAAGCAACGATATAAGCTTGACGAACTTTATTCTAAGCGGCAAAGAAAGCTTCAGGACTTAGCGCACAAGCTGGTTCGCGAATACAAAGACTCTCTATCATTACCATCGGATGTGTGGACTGATAGTAAAGGTGTAGAAAGGCCATACGTTACAGTTGGCACAGTGAATGATAAGGGTAACTATCAGCAGGGTTCCGTTAATACCGCGAAGCTTGATGAAGACTACAAAATTAATTTCGTTATATCGACCGTGATAGATGACAGTCCCTTTGATGGTGGTCAGCACTACCTTTTATCGATCTCCATGTCGTATCGAGATGGTGATCTGATTGTTGGTGTCGCAAATGAAATGAAAAAGATAATTGTCTCTTCACCAGAGTCAGAGTTGGCATTTGCGCAAGTCTGCGGAGTGATGAAGCAGGTGCTTATCTCGGCTCTTACAGACCCTCGCTTAGAATAATACGGATAAAATCAACACTGAGGCACTGCTTATGCGGTGCCTTTTTCTTTTGCGCCTCCCGAATCACCCTCACTCACTCCTGTTAGCTCGGGACGGCGCACTTTAAACAGAAAACCCGCACAGTGGCGGGTTCATTTAGTTAGCTACCTCATAACACAAGGCTGAGCTTCTTCTGTCGACAAGATGAAGTTTACATGGACTTGTTCAGGTTAACGTTTAGACAAATCTTATATTTTGGACAAGTCCCCTTCGTGGGGGTGGAAATGAAAAATATGCCTTACAAATCCGATCCTGGCCTTATCGCCGCGCTGATCGCGCTGGGCATGACTGTGCTTGGCTCGGTTGCGGCATATGCCTATAAAGTTTTAAGCGGAGACGCATTCAGCTGGCGAACTCTTTGCCTGCAAATCATCGTCTCAGTTTTTGCTGGTTTCCTGATGATGCTTTTAGCCATTTACTGGAACTGGCCGCAGGAGCTTACCGGCGCAATCTGCGGCATGGCCGGTTGGTCTGGCTCATCCCTCATTAAGACGCTTGAGAAGAGATTCCTTCAAAAGGCGGCCGGTGATAGTGGAGCGCAGATAAATGACTAAAGACCAGTTCAGGAAAGCAGCCAATCTCTCACAGTCAATTGCTGATAAATGGTTCCCACCACTGACGGCCGCAATGAAACAGTTCGGCATTGATACGCCAAAGCGTCAGGCCTATTTTATTGGCCAGATAGGCACTGAATCAGGCGGGTTCTCAACTGTGCGTGAGAGCCTGAATTACTCGGTAGCTGGCCTTGAGATATTCGGCGCACGACTGACGCCCGTTCAGCGACAGCAACTTGGCAGAAAACCAGGCGAGCCAGCATTAAGTGCACAGCACCAGGAAGCTATCGCCAACATCGTTTACGGCGGTCGGTACGGAAATAATCTCAGCGGTGACGGATGGAAGTATCGAGGTCGCGGGTTGAAGCAGATTACTTTTCGCGACAACTATGCGGAGTGCGGAAAAGCACTGTCATTAAACCTTATTGAAAATCCTGACCTGTTACTAACCGACGCCAACGCTGCGTTATCCGCTGCGTGGTACTGGATGTCCAGAGGGTGCAATAAGCTTGCGGACGCCGATGATATCAACGAGCTGACTCGCCGCATTAACGGTGGATTTAATGGCCTGCAGGACAGAAAGAACAGAACCAGAAAAGCTCTGGAGGTTCTATGCTGAGTCTCATTTCACTGAAGAATTACATCCCGCTTCTGTTCGCAGTAATCATCCTCTTCTTCCTCTACAGCCTGCACAAAACTAATGAGCAACTGAAGCTGGATAATGTAAACCTGGTTAAGGCGAACACCTCCAAAGAAGAGCGTATCGAAAACCTCAGAAGCAAGAACGATGACTTTGCTAACACCTTCGCAAACTTCACGAAAGCTCTTGAGAAAACCAACAAGATAGCTAGCGACGAGACGCACCGGCGCGAACTGGCTGAGCAAAAGAACCAGAGGTTACAGGATGAAATCAAGCAGGCACTCAAAGACAATCAGTGCAGCCTCATCCCTGTTCCTGATTCTGTTGTTGACGGGCTGCGCCAACAAGCAGACAGAGTACGAAATAGTGAGGGCGCAACCAGCGCCATTGCCGCCGGCCCTTCTCAGTGAATGCCTTGTGCCAGCAATACCTCAGGGCATGACATTTGGTGACAGCCTGGTTCTGAATGCTCAGTTGATTGATGCTATCGACAGCTGCAACGGGAAACTATCAGCGATACGCAGGGCAGAGCAAGTGCGCAACAAGTAGGTATACGGATGGCATATCGTTACGAGGTTCACTACACCACCTCATGGTGGGTGCCAGTTTACTGTTCAGCAATCAGGAAGCTATGTCGCCTTTTTCCCGTCAGGCCGGATGAGGCTCGGATAGGCCGATTCATTAAAAAGTATGGGACGCGGAAGGTACTGGTTCACAAGTCCTGCTAGTCAGGAGAGTGAGCAGGATAGTAATTATAAAGTTCTGCAAAGCGTGTCGTTAAGGTGCGCTTGACAGAGGTTTATATGGGTTTTGTGGGGTGGCGATTAACTCAAACCCCGAGGTTATATGAAGGCAACCAGCAGGAAATTCCAAATGACTATCAAATGTATGACTGTTGGCGGTTATCCTGCCGACGTAGCCACGCCTGAAGATATAGAAGGTGATGAATACACACTACCAGTAGCGACGACTGCTGCAGTTGGTGGCGTAAAGAAAATGACCAATCAGGCGAATACAGCGGCGACTGATGTTGCTGGCCTGGTAACTGACTTCAACGCTCTGCTCGCTAAGTTGAAAGCGGCGGGGATGATGTAATGGCTAATCCAAAAATCAGCAGCTACAACATCACTGTAACAACCAAATCAGGCGAGACTTACGAGGGATTAATGACTCGTAGCCAGCCTGAGATGGTCAATGGCCTTTACTCTATCGCGCTGGC